TGAGAATACTCTCAACCGTGGTTGACTGCCACTTTTTCTTGCCGCCCGGTGTCGGAATGCCCTGCTTCGTGAGGGTAGCTGCAATTGCGTTTGTCGTCTTACCCTGTATGAACAGGCGGTAGATGGTTCGCACCGTTTCTGCTTCCTCCGGCACAATCTCTGGAAGCCCGTCCGCTCCTTTTCGGTATCCAAGGAACTGCCCGTATGGGAGGCTGACCTTGCCGTCGGCAAAACGCTTCCGTTGACCCCATGTCACATTTTCGGAAATGGAACGACTTTCTTCTTGTGCGAGGCTCGACATTATCGTGATGAGCAGCTCACCCTTACTGTCGAGCGTGGCTATCCCTTCCTTTTCAAAATACACCTCAATGCCTTTTTCTTTGAGCTTTCGTACCGTTGTCAAACTGTCCACAGTGTTTCGAGCGAAACGGCTGACGGATTTTGTAACGATAAGGTCAATTTTGCCATCCAGAGCATCCTGAATCATTTCATTGAAGCCATCTCTGTGCTTTGTGTTCAGAGCCGAGATGCCCTCGTCGGTATAGACCCTGACAAACTCCCACTCAGGCTTCGCCTGGATATAATTGGTGTAATAATCCACCTGTGCTTCATAGCTCGTCTGCTGTTCTTCGCTGTCGGTGGAGACTCTGGCGTATCCAGCTACACGCTTTCGGACGGTCGCATTGCGTGGAAGTCCCGTGTGCATCATCCGTGTCGCCGGGATGACCGTTATATTTTTTGCTGCCTGCATCAATGCTCACCTCGCTCCTGTGTTTTCTTTCGTGCGACTTCCCTCATCTCCGGTGTCCAGCTCTCCGCCCTGGAACGGTCTGACCATCGTTGAACGGTTTCTGTCCCGTCTTTGAAGCAGAACACCAGCGTATTGCCCTCCGCTACTCTGACAGCCGTTATTTTGTTGTAAAAGGTATCTGCATCAAATGTATCGGTGCCTAAAGCTTCGGCAGCGACAGTCATGAGCGTATCCTCCGGTATCTGCTTGGAGGCGCAGGCGGCTTTACCGAGCGTATTGTAAGTAGGGCATATCCATACGGGACCGGTGGCGGTAACTTTTCTGCGATAGTGCTTCCCGCAGATGGCGCAGGTCAACAGCCCTGTAAACGGATAAACCTTCTGACCACTACCGATATGCGTATGTTTCTCCGCTCGACAAGCTATTTCAGCCTGTACCGCTTCAAAGGTCTTAAGTTGGATAATTGCTTCGTGCGTATTGACGGCATGGTATTGCGGCAGCTCGCCGTTGTTGACGAGCGTCCGCTTGGTCAGATAATTCTCCCGAAAAGTCTTCTGTAAGAGCAGGTTGCCCGTATAGGCGTAATTCCGCAATACCTTCATCACGCTGCTTTTACACCACAGATTGCCGTTACGGGTGCGGATACGATTTGCATTTAATGTTTTCATAATCGCCGTAACGCCCATCCCTGTGGTATAACAGGAATAAATTTGGCGGACGATTTCTGCTTCCTCCGGCACGATTATGTATTTGCCGTTTTCGTAGCGATATCCAAGTATGGTGCCGTTCCACGGTATTCCATCCTCGAAATTCTTCCTAATGCGCCATTTCTGGTTTTCACTAGCCGAGCGACTTTCCTCCTGCGCGTAGGATGCCAAAATGGAGAGCATCAGCTCTCCATCGGCGCTTTGCGTGTGGATATTCTGCTCCTCAAAATAAACGTCGATGCCGAGCCCTTTTAGTTCCCGAACCGTCTCCAGCAAGGTCACCGTGTTTCGAGCAAAGCGTGAAATGGATTTTGTGATGACCATATCGATTTTACCGGTATGGCAGTCGGCAAGCAGCCGCTGGAAGCTTTCACGCTCATCCTTAGTTCCGGTCTTCGCTTCGTCGGCGTAAACGCCAACATAAGCCCAACCCCGGTGCTTCTGAATGAACTCGCTGTAATAACTGATCTGCGCCGACAGCGAATGGAGCATTGCGTCCTTGCCGGAGGATACCCGCGCATACCCAGCGACACGCTTCAACTGCTCTGACGGCGGCTTGAAGAATGTGGTCTGTTTTATGCTGCGTTCCATGTTTTTCCCTCCCTTGTATCAATATTCGGTACTCTATATATTGCTCTAAAAGTGAGATATATCAAGCGGTTTCGGCAAATATACTATCCGAAGATAAGCCGTATTTGCGATTGATAATTGTGTACGCTTTACGCCTGTCTGCCTCCGTAAAGCAGCCATTCTCGACCAGTCCATCGATGAGAGCGAGGGTGGTGTGATACCGCATCATGGTATCGGCGGCGTACTTATCTGGCTTGTTTTCCACGGCTGCGCTGATAGCAGTCTTTTGAGCAGTATTTGCGATTTTTGTTTCCATAGCTTTCAAACTCCTTTCCGCAGTATTGACACACGAGGGTGTAATACGCTTTTTTGTTTATTTTCTCCTGATGGGTGTTCCACCACGAAGTACGGCATTGATCCGAGCAAAACCTTTTCTCCCTGTGACCCTCCGGTTGGGCAAAAGTACTGCCGCACTGAGCGCACCGATGTGTACCGGGAAGGTCTGGGTGCCGGCGCATATATGATTTGACGGTATTCAGCGAGAGCCGGAGTGCAGCCGCAATAGCTGACGCCCCACACCCTTTGAGCCGCATATCCGTGATTGCGTTTATATCTGATTGTTTCATGGCAATCCTCCTTTTTTCACCGATTCAGCGTCGGCGCATGGTCAACAGGCGCTCCATTACATCATCCTGTGGATTGCTGCCGCTGTAGTCCATCGAACAATTGTCACGGACGACTGCGTAGATTTGATTCCACAGGGCGTTAGCGTGCTTGGAATATTCACGTGCCATGGAAACATAAGGGGAGGCAATTGCAGCTCCGGTAGTTGGATGTTTGGCAAGAAAGCCGTACTGTGAGATTGCCTCTTCGCATTGAATCCACCGGGAAGCGGTCATAGCGTATTGCTCCAAATTTTGCTGGGTGACCAGATGTTCGCAATGATATTTTTGCAGCCAAGCCCAGGTCGTTTCATAAACATTCTTTGCTGCGAGTTCTAAACCGCTCTTCTGAGCGGAGCCGAGGAATTCATGCGGCGGCGGCATTTCCGTACCTTTCAATTCCGCAGGCTGCGGAAGCTGTACTGTCGTGAGCCGCGATTTATTAACGCCGCCTTCCAGCACTTTGTCTGCCAGCGGCTTCTTTGGTCTGCCGCCTGTACGCGGCTGCGGACCCCGTTTTCCCATAAAATATACCTTCTTTCTTTTTTGAGGGGTTAATACCCCGATAACTTATGCGTTTTTGTGTACGAAGCCCCACGCCGCTGTCCAGATTTATTATTCGTAGAGATTTTGATACCCCCACCCTAAGGACAGAACGGACACAAGGGACAAAACTCAAATAAGAATGTTTCTTTAATCACCCGCCTGATTTCGCTTGTCGTATGCACGGAGCCCCACGCCGCTGTCCACTTCGGTTTTGCCCGGAGATAGATACGCCCCGGGGTATCCGCAGGCAGAAGCCATGAGCCGCCGCGCTGCCGTGGCATTGAGCCGTCATACAGCAGCGCAGCGGGCACATAATTTTCACCTGCAAATGTACGGGACAAAACGGACTAAAAGGACAAAAGTGGCTACCAGACCTTCAGTGCAAACGCCTTAGACTTTTTGCTGATGCGATAATGCCAGTTGAGTTCATTGGGGTCAACGGGCTCGTAGCCTGCTTGAAGCATGGCATCTTTGAACTCGTTATTGGTAAGGTAGATGCCTGTGTCACGATGCAACAGATGCTTGATGCCATAGCTGGTGTGACCATCAAGCGGCGTTTTGCGTGGGGTGATGCTCTCGGCAATCCAATTCATGACCGTATCGATTTCCTCTTGCGGGTGACTGGTGATTAGCCCGTCATCTACATAACCGTTCTCGTTCGAGTAAGGCCTTCCGTTTTTCATCATTTCGATTCACCTTCTTTCAACTGACCCAGTGTGAAGGAATAGCCACAAAAGCAATTGTATGTCGGATACCACGAGTCATTAGCATCCCAGCTTGGCGTCGTATCGCGACCGCATTTCGGACATGTGCGTTTGGGTACAATGCGATATGCACACCCATCTATGTCTCCATCGCCTGTGGCATCCATCTCATAGACAGCAACATAGTCATCAGCGTCATTTCCGCTATCGACCAGAGCAAATAAGTAATGCCATCCATCCTTCGCTGAATCATGAAAACAGTGGTGACCATTTTCATCTTCACCAAGAGTTAATACAGTGAAGCCCTCCGTGATGGGAAGAATCTGCTTTATGCGTACATGCTCGTCCATAATTAGTAATCCTCCTTGCTGATTTCGATACTCCGTCCGCAAGCGGTGCAGTGATAGTTGTACAGGTCAGGGATGCCGGTTACTGAACCCAAATCTGGGGTCAGCGGTTCTCCGCAGTGCAGGCAGTACAGCTTCTGAACCAAAACGCTCGCATAGTCATGGTTGAGGTCTCCGCCGGGGTAAACGCGATAGAGCGCGGTGGTGCCGTCAGCGTATTCTGCCAAACGGAAATGGCGGGTGTTTTCCTGTTCAATCCACTGCGATTTCACGCTAGTGGATTCTCTGGTCAACACGACATAGCCCTCAGGAATGGGCATGAGTTTTTTTGCGGTTTTCTTCATGGTAGTTTCTCCTTTATATAATGATTTTTTTGGGGGGTACATGATTAGCTGGACAGGACTGCCGGATTGACAAGGTAGCTCTGTGCAGCCGGTCTTCCGGTACCGGTGTAGCTGCTTACGGGTTTTGCCGCGACATAGCCGTATTCGGAAAGCCGGTCAAGCACGGGCTGGACTTCCTCGGCAGTCCGAATGCCCCGGCAGATACGCATTATGTCTCGTCGAGTAAACTCCACGAGGCCAGTCTTCTTGATTGCCAATAAAACATATTTGCACTGTTTGACAATTGGGTCTGCTCCCATGAGCGAGAATGCTGCTTTGGAATGTTCGGTGTAGTACCTGCCGATGGTGATGGCGTTTTTCATGGTTTCTGCGTCAACGACCAGCGGTGTTGGCTCGTCCAGAAAAACGCTGCACACGGTGCTGTTTGCACGGCAGAGAATACCGGATATGCGAAGCACCGCACCGACGAGCTTTCCAGCCCAATCAGAGATGTCCGACATTTCATCGCGCAGTTTCGGTTCCAGCTCATTGGCGAAAGCCTCGAGCAGAGCGTCCGCTTCCGGGGATAGGGTAATCTCAT